AATTTGGAGCTCCAGCAGCATTATCAAATAACGAATCATCGTAGTTAGCAGAAATTATAGATTCTAATGCTTTAAATCCAACAGAAACATTATCTGGAACATTAGTATATTTGCTGATAATTGCTGTTTGTGGGGCTACGTAAATGAAATAACCCTTCTTAAAAATAATACCTTCTGTAGTTGTAAAAGCATATCCTTTACCAACAGCATCGCTGTATGAAGATACTAAAACTTGTCCTTGAGAAGTGCCAGCTGCAGTTGTAAATGTGAGAGTTTCGCCTGGATCAAATTGTTTCTGAGAAACTCCATTAGCATAAAGAGCGCTATTATTATATTTTATGTAAATTGTATTTAAAGCTGGGTTCGAAGCAACAAGACCAGGGAGAGTGTTTATAACAGTAGCTGTAAGACCACGAGAATTTGTTACAATAAGATCTTGTAAATCTGTAACCGTTAGCGCTGTAGTATTTGCGTAAGTATCATTAAGCTTAACATAACTGTAATCATTATCAAAAGTAAAAGAACAACCCTTAATAACAGAACCTTCTTTGAATATATTCTGACCAAATGAGGCAATTTGATTCTGTAAAATCGACTGTAATTGGTTTAATTCTCTTACCTGTACAGCTGTACCTGGTTTAAACAATACCTTATAATATTGTTTTGCTGGATCAAAATCATCAAAATAAGGACTTACATTTAAATTTGTTTCAAGAAGTGTTGGGTTACCACCGCTACCAGAACTATTACCAGGTACTGTAATTGTTGCCATTATTTCCTCTAAAATTTAATTATTAATTTTACTTGTTCAGTAGAAGTCAAGGATTTATCGAATTTTTCTAAATTTCTTGTATAAATTACTTCACCAGATTCTCTAACAAAGTCAGGTAATCTTATAGAATTTTCTCTACTAGCAATACCGACAGCGCCAGAAGTTCGACCTGTAATTAATTTATCAGGGCTTATTGTGAAAACTCCTAGGAAAGGTGTTGTTTGTAAACCAGAAATATAGTTAACATCATCTAAAATAATAACCGAATAAACTGTATTTATAGTTGCTGTTTTAGTTTCGCTTGCGTTTTTAATAATATGTTGTTCTAAAAATGGTCTATTTGTCGTTTCATTAAATGGAGACAATTTAGAAACATTAGTTAATTTCATAGTTTTATTTACTGGGTCATGATACTTTACAACAGCTGTTGCATTCGTAGCCATTGATTTTATTGTTTCACCGACAGACCAAGTAGTATCGCCAGTATATTCTATGTCCAATTCATCGCAGGTGCTTATAACACGACCTGTAGCCCAAGAAACATCTTGTACAACATATTCATAAAGCGCGTATGGTTTATTGTTACCATTTTGATCAAAAGAAATTCTAACAGTTTGATTGACTTTATTTCCAAAACTATTGGTAACATCAACAGTTCCATTAGCTATGTATATCGAATCAATAGTAGCATATGTATTTGTAACTGCTTCATATATTTGATCTCCACCTGCAAATTTACCAAGAACATCTGTCATTCGAATTTGCTGTGTATCTCCTTGCGGAGTTAAATACTGATTTAACTTACCGCTTCCGCCTCTAGAAATATCAGATACGCTCTCTAATGATGCAGGTAAGAAAAAGTATTTCGTATTTGCGTAGTATACATTAGCAACATATCCTGTACTTAAACCATAGATATTATCATTTATACTAGAGTATACAAAAGATCCAGTTGAATTTTTTAACTCAACAACAGTTGAATTAGCAGATACTACAACGCCAGCTGATGATGTAAATGGTTGAACTACAATTTCACCAACATTAAATACACCTGGATCGTATCTTAAAGAATGACCTAAATCATTAGAACCAACTGTAGTAAAACTAATGTTAGCGTATACTGGATTTTGATTATTCTTTACAAATTTGTGAATTTCAGGCTGTGTAGTCGTTCTTAGTTCTGTTAAAGTAACATTAACTAAAGATATAGTAGAAGAAACAGCAATCGCACTGGTATTGGTAAAAGAAATATAATAATATGTATTTGCTGTAAGGCCACCTATCGCAGTATTATTTGTAGGAACATTATAATAAACTAAATCTCCTATATTAAACAATTGATCTGCGTTAGGAATGTTTATACTATCGCTGTCAACATTAATATTATATGTATTTGGAAATACAGTAGGGCCAGTATTTGGTATAAAGTTCGAAAGAGCTACTGCTGACGAGTTTGCAAAACTTATAAAGTAATGAGAATTATTTGCTAGAGGCGAAATAGCGCTGCCGATTAAACTCTTGTAAAGAATTCTGTCTCCAATATTAAATGGATTATTGGTAATTTTAATTATATTATTATTACTTGTTAATTTATGTTGTTCTGGGGTTGTTGCTGTTCTAGCTTCTGTTAAATCAATATTTGCGCCATTAATCGTTAACGATAAAGCTATATCTGTAACGTTCGTAAAGGATACGTAATAACTTGTATTACCAGTTAATCCGCCGATAGCAGTATTATTATTTGGTACACTATAATATATTCTGTCTCCTACTTTAAATAAAGTACTAGCAGATGGAACTTTAATAGTGTTAGCTGAAGAATTTACGTCCAAAGTATTAGCATAAATTGTAGAGTTAGGTAATACAGAAGAACCATTAAAATGCATTTCTGTAATATCAGGCTGAGTTATTGACAAACTAGTACGATCGAAATTACTAGTATCAAAAACAACATCATTGAACAATGGATTTTTTATAATTCCAATATTTCTATAAGAACCGTATGTTGGTAACTGAAAACTTTCTTGCGAAGCATTATTAAATGTTTTATTAATACCGCAATATGTAGCGCCAAGTTCAGTATAGGCTGAATAACCATGGCCATGAATAGGGCTTAATTGAGGTATAGCGATAGCGCTATCGTTAAGGTGTCCTCCACCAGTAGGCGCTAAATTGTCAGCATTGTATCCCCAGCCAGAAATAATATGTACATTTGCCTTTGTATAATTTTGGCCATGATTAATCATAGTAACTGAAGTTATAGATCTTGTTGGGTTTTTATTTGTTAAATCTACAGTACAATAAGCCATAGCTCCATTACCATCACCAGAAATAACAACAGTTGGTGATATAATGTATTCAGTTGAATCGTCCGGAGATGTATATGAAGAAACAATATAAGCATTACCAACAGGAACACCATTTTGTCTAGACACAAACATCTTCGTACCTTCAAGGAATTTATAAGGTACTGGATCTGATGGAGGTATTGTAAACCCACCATAATCAACTTCTACTGTAATATTTGGATTTGAAATAACTTTACTAATTCTAGCTCTAGTATTAGTAGCACCACCTATCATATAAAAACCATCAACAAACCCAGCTGGATTTTGAATATTATTCACAATCATAAATGTACTATTTGCAAAAGATATTGTTCCATTTGCATTTTGAGAAATATCATTAGAATCAACTACAGTAACGCCTTCTCCAATAATATATGAAGCACCAAGAGGTGTAATATCTTCATATTCAAGTTCAAGAGAAGTTAAATTAGTGTAAATAATGTGAGCCTTAGTATAATGACTCAATACAGATTCTACAGATGCAGCAGAAGGAATTAAGTAATTATTTGCATTAGTAATATCTTCTAGGTATGGTGGGTTTACCACCATATAAGAATCATGATAAACAGCTTTCGATGAAGTAACAACAGCGTTAATAGATGTACAAGATGTTTTAATAATTTTGTTTGTTGGGCTAACTACAAAAGTTTTTCCAGAATCGATTTGAACTGTGAGTAAAGTGCTATTCGCAAATATAATTGTACCAGTATTTCCGTTCTGAATAACTGCATCGCCAACAGTAAAAGAGCCTGCTAGATTTGTAATATTTAAATCATATTCAGTAATAGTTGGCGGATATATTTCTGTAATTCTTCTGATAGGCGCACGGAAGCCTGTGGATGCATTATCTTCATCTACTTTAAGATATGTGTTTAAAGAATACTGTGTGGTAAAATCAACATTACTTACAAATATGTGAGTTTCAGGATTAGATGATCTTGCTTCTGTTAGATTAACATTAACGCCACCAAATGTAGGAGAAATAGTAGAAACTGCCATATCAGTAGCGTTGGTCCAAGAAACATAATAACTTGTATTACCAATTAAGCCGCCGATAGCGGTATTACCTCTTGGGACTCTATAATATAACTTATCACCAACACTAAAAATTTTATTAGCATTAGTAACTTTAATTGTGTCAGAAATAGCATTAACACCTGTTACACCATCTGTTGGATAAGCTGTAACAGAAACGCTGCCATTCTTTACAACGTCTACATATTCTTCTCTAACAACACTTACTCTGCCTTTTTTCTGTACAGGCGCATCTTTTGTGCTATAAATTGGATATTCTAGTAGGAACGTTTTATCTAATGGAGATTCGTTTTGAACCAAATAAGCTACGCTATTTGCGTGTAAAATTTCACCAAAAGCTTCTGTTCCAGATTGATATATTGTATCACCTAGATTAAAAGATCCTGTCTTGTATACATAAACTAATTTACTGACAAGTTGATCTACGATATCTCCAATAGTGAATAAAGGACCACCGTATATTCTTTTATGATCTAAATTAAGATTCTGGTAATAACTGAAAGGAGGATCTACAGTAACATTTTTACTATCACCGTCATAAAAATTAATTACTCTGCTTTGACCAGCTCCAAAACCAGCCTTCAAATAAATTGAAGAATGCTTATAATAATCATCTGTTGGAGCGCTTGTTAGTGGTAAAGTAACTGTTGAAGTATTAACAAAAGATCTTAAAAATCCTTCTTCATAAATTTCATATCCTTGACCAGCATTCATAAGAACAATATTATCAATCGTTCCTGCAACAGCATTATCTGTAACCTCAGTGTTTGGCGTTACAGGAATATAACTAGCTGTTTGAAATTTAGCGTACGCTGCAGTTTCGCATGTGAACATATATTTCCAAATATATCCATCAGCTGTTTGGAATGTGCTAGAAGTATCAGTAATAGAAGGCTTGACAGTTGATGGGATACCGTTTGGAAAACTTGGTGTGTAACCATTATAGATGCACTTATAAACTTCTTTAGCATCAGTAATTACGAAAAAATTCTTTGTATAAAGATCAGGGTCGTTATGATCGTAACGAGCATATGTAGTGCCAGAAGTCCATTGATATCTTTTTACCATAAAACTGATATCTGTATCAAATATCTTCTTACCATAAATCATATTTTGATAAACAGACTGTTCTATTTGAGCTATAGAACCATTAGCAGGCAAAACTTTCGTTTCATCAACAATCCCAGTTTCCGGATCAACCCATGGATCTGGTTTACCAATAATACAATAATATGCGTTTTTATCATCAATTACTGCGTTGATGAAATTATTAACAGCGTCAACTTTTTGATTGATCGTTAGGACTGCTTGATCTGTCATTTATTTTTCTCTAATCCTATGTAATTATATTTATTTATTATGTTCCAATTGCGTGCCAGAAAACATTTGTAGATGTAGTATTAGTTGTTCTTATCGAAGCCCCTGTTTTTACCCAAGAAATAACAGCTGGAACATACGTTCCCCCTGGAGTATTTGAAGTCGCAGTAACGTTATAAGCATTTGTAGTATAAGCAGAAGAAAATGTAATATCTCCATTCGTAGTATTTGAAGAAACCCATCCCCAATTCATCTTTAAACCATTTGGTAAATATGTATAACCATTCGCACCACTGGTATATGTGCCAAGGTTTAAAGTATTGGTAGTAACATTCGCAGAAGCAACATTAATAAAACCAGTATGTGTTATACCAAGAGTATTTGCAATAAAATTACTATTAAAATTTAAATTTGTAGAATCTACTGTAAATTTTGTACCGATAGAACCTGTTGCTGCATTTACAGCTCCAGTATGATACATACCAAGAGTATTTGCGATAAAGTTAGTACCAACTGTTAAATTCGCAGAATTACATTGCAGAGTAGTAAAAATACCTAAAGTATTAGCTTCGACAATAGTACTTACTTTTACATTAGAACCAACAAGTATACTTGCTGTATTAATTTGTCCAGAAACGTTAGCAGATACTGCCCAAATATTATTACTGTATATGTTCCAAATCGCTGTTGTATTACCAATAGTACGATTATTAGAACTTGGGTTAATAGTAGTATTAGCTATAATAGTATTTGAAAAAATAGTATCACTATTAATATTATTAGAATATACATTCCAAACTGAAGTAGTATTACCTAACCCAAGATTATTGGCAGCTGGTGTAAAATTAACATTTGATTGCCAAGCTGTTCCAGAATTTTTATAAACAATATTAGCGAAAGTAGCAGCTACAATACCTGTACCATCTGCAGCTGCGCTGGTAGCAGCATTATTTGCTAATATAATATATTTGTCATTTGTTGTTATGGCAATAGCATTTGTAAAAATAGTTGCGCCAGTAAGATTAAGGTTTCCAGTAACAGTCAAGTTACCGGAAACAGTCGCAGCGCCACCAATCGTTGCAGCACCAGTTACTGCTATAGAAGATCCATTAACAACGCCAGTATACGACGGTAGATAAGAAGCTATATTAGCACCTAACGTTGAATTTAACTGATAAGAAGCAGCTGCTGTCCCACCAAGGTATAAAGAATTATTAACGCTAGATACAGCTATTAAGTCTACCAAATCTTCCGTAGTAGTATAATTTGCAAGATTAGCAGTTAAATCAGTAGGATGAACAACGCCAGCATCAGTATTCGCATACAATTCAGCAAAATTATCATTAGATTTTCTAAAAGCTTCTCTTAAAGTGTCACCTGTATTATCATTTGGTTGAGTGCCAATATTAATTGTTCTATCTGATAGTTGTCTTGTCATTTAATAATTCCTATTAATTATGGTCTACTGATATTCCATCAGTGTTATTATCTACTTTATAATTAGTGTTATCTACAGTTACTGTAAAATAACTAGAAAGTTCAAAAGAAACTGACTCAACTTCCTCGGTCATCATTTCATTAGATACAATATATTTGCCGAATAAAAGAATTCCTGCAGGATGAACTAATTTTTTAACATAATTTTCATATGTATCTAACATTCTTGGAGCAACAATCTCATAAGAATATTTTTGATAATAATAACTATCTTGCAGATACATCTCATCACTAAGGAAGCTTTTATTATTTTTCCAGTAACCTTTACCAATTCCTGTTCTATCAACAACTGTAGTTCCAGTAACAGCGTATGGATTTGAATTAGAAAGCAATTCTACAACAGAATTTCTACCATATCCATAACCACTGTCAACAATTTCAACTGCTGTTACAATACCATTAGCAGAACCAGCTTTTGCAGATACAGAAGCATTAAATCCTTTTCTTGTACCTTTGTATGGCCCGAAAGGCTCATAAATTTCAAGATCATATATCAATGGTTCCATAATACTAACGACAGGATCAACAGAATAACCCTTACCTGGATTAATATCAGTAAGAGAAGCAATAGTACCAACTTCTTTCTGACGATACTGCAGAATACTCAAGTCTATATCTAAATTCTTTCTTCTACCACCACTCGGTCCAAAAGCCGGATCCCAATCAGTTAATCTATCAACTTTACCGATAGTAGCGCTTGCTTTATCATAATAAACAGTATATATTATGTAACTTGGATATAAATGTCTAGTTAAAATATCTGTATATGGATCTAATCCAATATCTTCAGGAAATAAAATATCAGGATTTGTGCCTATTGGGCTTGGCGCTGGTCCAGTAGTATTTATTGAAGTACCATTAACTGTTAAAGATATTTGAAACTGATGTTCATTAACATATTTTGTATAGTATGTTGTACCAGCAGTAATACCGTTTGGTAAAGATCCATTGTAAGATTTAAATGTTACAGGAGTACCATTAACTGGAGCTGAATACGCAGGAACAGTTATAACTGCTGGTGAAGATATAGAAATATAAGTCGAATCAATAGCAGTTCCTATTGATTTTATCGTTTCACCATTAATGAAAAAACCCTCAATAGCTGATAGAGTGTGAGTTTCAACATATTCTCCAATGTTTGGAGGAGGTCTAGTTTCAATGATAGGAATTTTTGAACCGTTTTTGGTGAACGAAAGACCTATAGAAGAAGAATTAACGCTCGCACAATAATATACAGTATTTGACAATAATGGAGTATAAGCCTGCACGTATCCAGTAACTGTTATAAGATCTGCTACTGAAGTTTCAAAAGTAACACTACTGTTTGTACAAGAAGTAACATAATGTATACCATTATAACTACTTGAAGTAACTCCTGAAACTAATATTGCTTGATTAGCTACATATGGAGCACGATTTTGCTCAGCAAAGTTTATCGTCACAACATCATCAGTATTAGTCATAGTATTAATTTTAAATTTATTACTAGCTTCTACATATCCCAATACTGTTATACTGCCTGTTGTAGAAGTTTGAAAAGTAACACTGTTGTATGTACAAGAAGTAACATTATACATACCATTATAACCAGAAGGTGTAACTCCAGAAATTGTTATTGGTTGACCAACTACATATGGAGGAAATTTTTGTGCAGCAAATGATACTGTGACAGTGCCACTGTTATTGACCATACTAGTAATTTGAAAACGATCGCTAGTATATGATGCGCTGATTGGCGTATTTGGCGCAGGTACTCCAAAGGTATTAGGAGAAGCATATATTACTCTATCACCAACACTAAAATATGTGTTAGCGTTGATCAATCTAATTACTTGATTTGCAGAATCTATACCATTTCTAATAATAGTGTCATCATCAGGAGTTCCTGTGTGAGGATATATTATATGCTCATAAGATGAACGTATTTTAACATTTGCAGCTAATGAAGTGCTTGTAGCAATAACAACATTAGCATAACAATTTACAGTATTAATACCATATACGCTAAAAATTGACAATTTAGTTTTAGAAACATTGCTTATCAATTTTACAGGAACTATAGAAGGTAAACCGTTTTTTACAATATTATAAACTGTATCGATACTACTTCCTGTTACTTGTATGTAATTGTTGTTGAGATTAATTCCAACATTTAAATCAGTATCTATGCCTGTATCAACATTAACTATTCTAAGATCATTAATACCTAATTCTGTATTAGATAATATTTCTCCATTTGCCAAATATGCGCCGTCTGAAAGTAAAACGCAATCTGCATCTAAAACTCTAACATCAGACATCTTAAGCATATCGCCTGCAGAAAAGGTACCAGTTATTCCAGATATATGAATATTATAACCTTCTGCAGTAATATCCATTTCTTCGAGCGCAGTATCTCTAACATGATCTAAATTGATGTTATAGATTTCTTTATTTACGATGCTACCTATTTTGAAATTAGCTTGTTGTTGAGCGCCAGTATTTACATATACATAACCATCAGAATAATATGGATTAAAAGTAGTGCCATTAACAGTTTGTGTTAAAGAAATATCTTTATATAAAGAAAATGCTTTTCCTTTATATTTTAGAGGTAATTCGCTATCTGGTATTACTTTAATAAAATACTGATAAGTATCGGTATTTAAATCGTCCATACCAACGACATAACCTATACGAATACTGGTTGCATCCTTTAAACCATGTTTTTCTGCAGTATAAACAACAACAGGATTAGTTTGCGTTGTATTCTGGATAGCTATAGCTTTACCGTCGACATTAATTGCAGCATCAACAGAAAATCCTGTTCCGCCTTTTAATAACTCAAAAGTAACTTCACCATTTTTTTCAGTAGTAGCTCTTACTCTAGCTAAACCGCCTCTTCCGCTATATTTTACATTAAGTATATCACCAATATTATAACCTAAACCGCCATTAACGATGCTTACAGATGTTAAAGAACCAAAAACAACAGGAGCGCTTGCTACTGATATTTCTGGTATAGCTTCGCAAAATATCTTTTCACCGTATCTGAAATCACCATTCATATTAGAAAGAACTAATACATTAATGACTTTATCATTGGCTGTTTTAACATAATAATTCTCAACAGTTGCAGTAGACAATGTTGAACTTGAATATATCTTATTACCAATCATTCTTGACAAATAAGGATTATCAGAAACTTCAATGTATATCGGTCTTACCCATTCACTTTCCGATAATTTAAATATATGATCGCCTGGAATATATGTTTCAATATCTTCATTAAAAATCATTTTAAACAGAAGCTTATAAGAAGATTCTGCGCCTTTCGATCTATAAAGATCTAAAATATGTTTAATTAATAATTTTTTATCTGATAGGATATTTTCTGGTAAAGAATTAATATATTTGTTTTTGAAATATGTAATGTAATTTTCTAACGTTGTGTCAATGTCTCTAGATTCTAAAAGGTTTCTAGAAACATCAATAACATTACCTGTAGATTCTAACCATTCATAATATGATTTAACGAACTCGATAAAAATCGGTCCTTCCTCTTTATAAAATTGAGGAAATTGATTTTCAATAAACGGGGAAATAAATTTATCTATTTGCATTAAGTTTTAACCAAATCTAAAGAAATGCCAGAAATACTATCAATTTCTAATATCACATTATCTTTACAATATATATCTTTAGCTAAAGGAGCAGCTGAAAGTTTTAAAGATCCGTATATATTATCAAATATTGTTTGATTGATTTTAATAACACCATTAATATAATCAATAGAACCAACTATTGAAAAATTTGGTGTAATTAGAGAAGGATTTTGTTCATACTGAAAAAGTGTACCTTTACCATTAATACTATCAAAATTAGTAATTGTACCTTTACTGTCAGTATAAGAATTTATATAATCAGTAAAAATGAAATTTTTACGCAAGTATGTGAAAACTGAAGAAGATACTGTTCCAGGAATAATTTTATTTTGTAAGTAGCAAGTTACAGAATAAAAAGTTTTTAATGGCGGTGTAAACTCTCTATAAATTTTAGCATAAGTTTCGTTACTCACAATACCAATATCAGAATCATTAATTTTTTGTTCTAATTTTGATAGTCTAAATGCTGTATTAAATCTTTGTAAACTGTCAACATTATACTTTTTAATAGAGTCAATAATTTCTGACTGTATAACTGAAGGCGAAGATTGAGTTGCAGAAAAATCAACATGAACATTTGAAGTTAGCGTTACATACATATATTCTGGATCAATAATTCTGACCGATATGCCAATAGGCGATAATTTATTTAAAAGAGTTTCAACATCAGTTCTTCTAGATTGTGTTAATGGAACACCAGAATAAGTGCTAGAAGTTATATAAACTTTTCCATATTCTACAGCTGTATTAGTAACCCCACCAGAATAAACATTAACATCTTCTATTTCTGGGAATTGCTGTAGTATGGTTGTTTTATAATCTTGAGCCGTTATACATCTATTTTGAGTTTGAAAATGTCTTGGAGCGTTAAATCTTATAGATTCTATACCCTCAGCATTCGCGCCACCAACAGAAGAAGATATAACATTAATAGTAGGAGTGTATACTATACCTCCATTATAAACTCCAAGATCTTGCGTAAGATCAAATTGTCCTACACCATTACCATCAGAACCAGAAGATACGATATAATTTGCATAAACAATCGCACCATTAATTGGCTTATGACCGAAAACATTATCTCCAAAAAGAACTTCATAAGTTTGATTAGCTGAAGCTTGTAGAAAATATACATTAGAAGTACTGTTCAAATCATATAACGTATCAACATATTTGTAAACTGAATTTGTAATTCCACCATTCTCAGAAACTGTAATTGTCAAACTATTAGTGTCAATATTTTGATTCGAGAGAATAAATTTTTGTGTTTCTTGAGAATAATCTATAACAAAAACATCATCACTGTAATATCCTTCATATATTGGAAGATCGACAATACCATATATTAAAGATGCAGGATCGTCCTGTACAGCTCTTGTCATTGAAAGGTAAGAAGTTTTTTGTTTTGTAACAAAATTATAAACACCGTTCGCATTTTTGCCACTAAAGATTGTTCCTTTTGGGATTATAAGAGGATTAGTAATACTCTCTGTTTGTAGAGCAAAAGAAATAGTAGCAGTTGCAGAACGAGTTGATCTTGGTAAATAATTTAATTCTTTAGCATGCGAAACGATAGAATCATATTTCTGAGCAGAATCAAGAAACATTTCAGAAGCGACCATATTCAGATAAAAAGAATTTAAATATGTATTGTATGACATAACGTCTAACAATACATTCATATTCGACCCTTCGAAATTATAATCTTTAAAAGTTGGATCTGATTTTAAAAATGTGATAAATTTTCCTTTTAGAGTATCAAAATCTAAAGAAGAAACATCGAGGGAACTATTTGCCATTTATCTGACTCTTTTTATTATGAAATTTAATGAAATTGGCTCTGGATTATTTATAAGAGAAAATACGATGTTTACTTGTAACTCGTTGTCATTATCAGTCGGTTTCACAGATACGTCTAAAAGATCTACTCTCGGCTCATTAAATTTTATAGTATTTTTAATATTAAATTCAATATTAGCTCCTGGCCAAAAATTTTTATTAATAGTTTCATCTGCGCTAAAAATATTTGGTTCAAATAATGAACTCATAACATTAGAACCAACAGTTGGTTGAAACAAACGTTCTCCAAGATTCGTATAGATAAGGTTCTTTAATGATTGTTTAATCGATTGTTCATTTGTAACTTTACCAAGATTATTTCCTATCGGCGACATAGCAAAACTGTTCAAGAAATCGGAAAAATATTCTTGTTTTTTCGTTGTAGATGTTAATGTATCTGCTCTTGTTATTGTCATTTTTATCCGCCTGCGAATACGTTTGTTGAACCGTTCATAGCTGGATGTCCACAAGACGCAAGATCTCCTGCGCGACAAACAGGTCTACCATTAACAAAAACATTTGAACTACCAACCATCATTGATGGGAATGTATGTGGACCCTTACCATGCGGCGCAGCTTTATCCCAAAGTCTTACTGCTGGCATACCATTAACGAAAACGTTAGGAGAACCTGTGGTAAAAGGACCACCAGCTAAATCTCTTCCTGTGTCTCTTGCTACGCCTCTCATGTAAATGTCTTATAATTTGAGACAGCTGTTGCTGACGCTGTCGGTAAAGAACTCCATACTGTAGTACCATCACCATATTTAAGCACATTGGTATCTGTAGCAAATCCTGCCTGCCCCTTTAACAAAACAACAGTTGCTAAATTGGTAGCAGTATCTTTTACTATATTGTTATTTAATGTTTGTAACTGAACTGCTGACAATATTTGATTAGTAGCAGAAGCTGAAGCTGTAGTATCGATAGCGTTACCTTGTTGCACATAATAATTTACCATAGAAAGAGCGCCCATCCAATCATATCCACCCATAGTACGGATTCCGCCATTTGATGCTAAATTTAACATAGAATTTGAAGAAATAGAAATAGAATTTGCAGAAATTGCAACATTAGATAATAACTTGCTGATATTGCCTATGTAATTTCTAATTTCAGAAGAATTTACTGCAATTGTTTCTAAAGCTCTTGCCATATTTCTAAATTCTTTAGTATAATCAAAAGCTCCAGAGTTGCTGCTTTGAGAAACCCATAATCCATTAGCAGAAAGTCCAGATGATATTGTAACAGTATTAGAACCAGTGCTACTTGAATAAACAGAGTCTCCACTATAAGCAGCAGTAAAGGTTGGTGTAGCTCCTGATGAATAAATTGATAAATCAAATGTTAATCTAGCAATATTATCAACTATAGGCACGGTTACGGAATCATTAAATTTAACCGTTCCAGTACATATACCTGATGCAGTAACAATAGCTGTAAGAGTTGCAATACCATCATTAGTTAATTTAGAAGAGCCTCCAGGTATTGAATCTGGCCAAGTACCATAAGGGCTAACATATAATGCAGTTGTCGTAGATATTGTCATTTTAAAAAACCTTTTTAATTATTTAATCTAATTGGTCCAGAACCAGCTGCTGATAGTATTTCTATTAAAGCTGGTGTGATAGCTATCGTAGAAGTACCAACAGTTAGAGTTATAGAAGCTGCAGTAATAGCTATAGATGAAGTACCGACTGAAGCTGTTATCGAAGAAGGTGACATAATAATTTTTGAGGCACCAATACTCGATGTTATTGTTCCTGGTGTTAAAAGTACCGATGTAGTTCCAACGTTTGCAGATAATGCAGCAGGAACCATTTTAATACTACTAGCACCAACATTAGCTGTTAATAATGTTGGAGTGTTCGCCGCTATCGTTGCTGGTGTCATTAATATTGTGCTACCAGCTGTAAGAATACCAGCATTAATTAGTATTGAAGTTGGACTTTCTAATGTAAGAAGCTGACCAGATTTAACTTTACCTTTTCCAAGCGTAGCTGTTAAATCAAAATTACCTGTTTGGACATGTATTCCATGATCGCCAGTGCCTACCATTTCAATACTGTTACCAACTATTGAACGTACATGATCTCCTACATGTTCTTGGTGAAGATTACCTTCATGGGAATGAACAACATCACCGCTAGATGTATGAAAGGTTTCGCCGCCTGTGTTATTGTGAAAAGAACCTTGACCAGAGCCACCTATTATTTTTTGACCAGCTCCATTGTATATGTTACTCCCAGAAGCTATACCAGTATCTTTTTTTGTATCTATATGTCTGTTAGCGCTAGTAGAAGATGCGTGATTGCCATCCGCATGATCATGTTTACCTTTTGCAACATACTGTCTATGATGCCCAGCGTGTAATTCGTTACTATGCGCGCCTTCTGATTCTGAAGTTTCATGCGTTTCAGTAGAACCATTAGGATGTAACTTTTCTAAGAAAAACGTTGATGGTGTTTTAGGATCTATGTGACGTATTTCTTGCCCACCAAGATTGTCTACCCAACCAAAAAGATTCCAAGGTTGAACTTCTGTAGATCTTGTAGCAGGCGAATCTCCAAGTTTTTTTTCTTTATCTGCTTCTTTTTTAACAGAATTAGTATAATTATCTAAAGCTAAAGTATTTTGTAATTGTTGAATTTCTGGTGTTAGATCAGCCATCTTATAAACTCTTTAATAATATGTGTGTTAGTACTGCAGTTTTATTAAAAGAACCGCCAAGATTTTTAACCGCTGCATATGTTATAGCGCCTTCAGTAACAGCAGTTGCCACATCACCAGCAATATCACCAAGTTCCTGACCTAAAACATCACCAAGAACATCAGTAACAGTATTACCTACGATATTTCCTGCAATACCTGTAACATTTGCAAAAGCACCACCAGCTATAGAAGACAACCCTCCTAAAGCTCCTAAAGCGCCAATACCAGGCAAACCAAAGGCAGGCAAAGAAGCTGCTTTCATAGATTTAATTATTGCCATATTTTTTGCAAATAAGTTTAGAGAAACTGCAACTCTACCAACATTTAAAGATGATGTAGGTAAATGTAAAGATTGTGTCAAATTAATTATAGCACCAACAGCTCCAAGAATACCAAGCAAAGCAGCTGGATTTGCAGAACTATTTTTACCAATCGTTTTTTCTAAACCAGTATTTTGAGTATAAGTTATACTGCTTTCTAAAATTTTGTTTAATTGAGTAGGAGTAATATTTTTACTTCTAACATATAAATCTAAAAGTTCATATAAATGTTCTTCTGCTAACGAATAAACATGTTCTGTTGGAGAAGAAAACGGATGATCTGTAGAAGTTCTTAAAGTATAAACGTAATCTCCTTTCGGACCTTTCCATTCAATAAATCCTTTCCATGGGTCAGAAGCTGAATCATAATATTGTTGAATATAAAGATCTGGAGCTGAAGTTACAATAGGCAATGGCACAGGATCTGTGGTAGTATGATAAACTACATCTGGTTTATTAGAAACTGGTAAATTCGAAGTTCCGTTTTCAGTAGCAGTATTAATCAACTTACCTAACGATTCTACTACAATATTCTGATACTGACTATCAATTTGTTTTATACCATCATTTTGTAAACATTTTGTAAACGTATCGATAACTTGTTCGTAACCATATTTGTTAGAAAGTAAATACAAAGCTCCTGTCAAAGAATTAATAACTGTACTTTGTATACCAGAAGATTTACCAGATTTACTATTCATACTCATAATCGCTGACACTAATGCGAGCGCAGAAAACATCTGAGCTAGAGATTGTGCAGCACCAAGTGGATCTACTTTCTTAAGAGCTGATGGCAAATCCATTCCTGGAGATGCACCAGCTATAGTGCCATCATCAGCTTTAGGAGCGAATTTTTTCCTAGCTTCATTAACACCATCAGGTCCTTCGCCGTTTTCTACATATCTAGCAGAGTTATATTCGTCTGATTGTGTGTCTAAAGGTTTACCACCTACAGATGGATTGTTTGGTGTTTTACCAAGACTATTACCTTCTCCTGGATTATATGGGTAATCAATGCCTTTCGAATTTTGATCATTTCCTTCTTGACCACCAGTGTTATCGCTTTTATCTGATGGTTTATAAGCTCTGTAATATGTTCCAAAAATTATAGGATATTTTTTAGTATCAGTATCAAGCCAAGTACCAACAACTCGGGAACCCTTTACCATTCCTGAAGGTAGTGTTCCTGTTTTTGCTGTAGAAGCAGATGTAACAGGTAAAATTGGCAAAGCCCAAGGAAGGTTTTTATCTTTTATATTTCTAGTGTCGTCATGTAAACCATAGATACGTATTTGTACGCGACCCTGTCTATCAGGATCTTCTATATTTCTAACTTCAGCTAAAAACGTTTCCATTACTTATAACCACCCTTAATAGCTTCAACTATCATTGTATATCTTGGTTTATTACCTTCTGGCAAAATTCTATGTCTTATCTTAACAATCAGAACTTTATCATTAACTTGCTTTTCTCCATCATCCTGCCCAGCATCAGCTTTCTTAGGAAGCTTCAGTGTAACTACATCACCAACTTTAATGGCAGGATTTCCATGGATTTCAAACTTAATTGTATTTTGAGAAATATATGCTAAAAATCTTGCTCTATTTACTCTAGCGTCAGCAATACCTGTTTTTTGTCTTTCGTTCGAAGGATCAACAACACCTTTTCTTATTGGTTTTTTACTCGTTGTTACGCTATCAGCCTTGTCAGTAACATCTTTAAAAGAATCAGTATTACCTAACAGTTTAAACTCTGCCTGTTGATTACCTTTACCCTGATTAACGCCAGTTTGTAAATTGTAATAATTTCTGTTAGAAGCAGAACCAGCCAAAGTTGTAGAATTGAATGTTGATGGTATTTCACACCATAATAAATTTTTCATTTGATCGGCGTTTGTCGTGGTTGTAGCTCCAACAGTATTATCCTGTTTAAATTCGAATTTAGATCCTTTTGTCATTAAATATTCAAAAGTACAAAACATATATTTTTCACTACCGTTGTCATACGTTGGATATAATACGTAAGCTGATGATTTATACTGCTGAGATACATGACTTTCACGAATTTTTTCCAGGAACCCAAAAACAGTTTCATAATGAGCATATTGTTTTTGTGGTTTTGTAGGATCTGGCGTATCAACTTGTTTATCAGATATTTCTTTTATAGCTTTTTGAACCATCTGATGTGTTGGTGTTTGTCCATCAAAATCATTAGATATGTATGTGTTTGCATTTCTGTTCAACTCAGGGCTAACGAATTTCATAGTATATGTTTTATGCTTCATAGCACCTTTATTGTCCATACTCTTATCATTAACATCAACATTTTTAAATGTTTCCATTTTTAATGTAATGATTTCTCCACCTGGAACAGTAAAAGATATATTAACATCTTGAGCAGGTCCTAGATTATATCTTCCCATTGCATCATTTTCATCAAGCACTTCTAAATCAGCTGCAACGATTGGAGACAATATGTCATAATACACATTGAATTCTAATTTTTTAGCCTGCTTAGGATCGTTTAAATTTAAACTTCCTACAGTAAAATTTTTAAATTGTACGTCGCCTGGAGATGCATGCATTATTTCATTGTGCTTTCTAAATTATCAGCTACAAGTTTAGCATATGATTTATCTAATACTTTAATAGTTTTATTATACGCATTTCTATTATATTCATATTGATAATATGATATTGGATACCAATATATTTCTTCTTCTAACATAAAATTATTTTGAATAAGTACAGAACTAGTTATTGTCGCAGAAGCGTTACTTTCTAAACCAGTTATGTAATAATGATAATCACTTCCTTCAATTTCAAATATTGAATCTCCAGAAACATGTTGTAAGTAAACAACATTATCAATTATGGCAGATATTTGCCCTTTACCGCTGATATTATTATCAGTGGATGTTAACTTACATATTTCTCCATTTTTAAAAAGGCTTGCACTGCCATTTACATCATATTTAACTAACTTATTAGTATTATAAATTTGATCAATCTTTTTTCTCTTATACTGAATGATTTTCGAACCTTGTACATCAGGCTCCCAATATCTCTTTATAGTTGGTAATAGAGAATCATAACGTGATATTGATATTGTTTCGCCATTTTCCCAATTACATTCATAATGCTTAATTCTATTTGTAGCCAATTCGAAACTACCATATTTTTTAACAATAAATTCATTAAAAGCATTATCTTCCATATACCATTCATAATATGGGTCTATTATTTGATTGCTTAGATAAATAACCCAACTTTTATACGAATCATCATAATATCTATGACTGAACTGATCTGCTCTTTCGTCTGCAACAATTTCATATGGATAAAATAAATACGGATTCTTAAGAACGTTGTTTAAAAAAACAATACGTTTGGTTATATCAACAGCAGCGCTATCGTTATACTTAATTAATGGGAATTTTTCAAAATATCTATCTTGGGACATTTATATACCTAACAAATAATCGTCTTGAGTCCACAATTCAATTTCTTTCAATTGAACTGCCAAATTAACAACTGTAGGAGCTCCATTTCTAAAGAAAGAAGGCATTCCTCCTCCGCTATAATCTACAGAAACAGCAGAAACTGCGCAAGGTTTAAATTTAAATGTAAATTGATCTTGTGGAAAAAATTTAATTAAAGCAATATTTGGGTAATTCAAAAAAGGTCCATTATAAGAAGGTAACATGTTAAATTTGAAATAATTAATAATTCCAGCAAGGACGTTAGATTCCTGTTCATTGTTTGGTGTAAAAGTCCACTGTAAAGTATGTTCTTTAAAATTACTAGTCTTAAACAACATCGTTAAAAACGGATTTATTGACACGCCAAACTGAGATCCTAATACTTGATCTACAGCTCCAGGTAATCCAGAAGCTGCTATGGAGGCGATACCACCAGTAATATTTCTTCCAAAATTTAAATATTGGGCAATAGTTGGTAAGACATTCAAACCAGCTGTTGCTCCTAAAGCTGCTGCCGCTTCTTGAGCAGTGCCACCAGCAGAAAGAACTTCAATAGCAGCCGCAACAGCTCCACCTTCTATTTGTTCCCATGTAACTGTTTGAGTATCATTAATTTTCTTAGGTAAAGGTAAAGATATGCCACCCAAAGGATTCAAAAATGGAGCTCTAAAAACTGAAAAACGTTGATACTGAACGAATTGTATTTGAGTATAAAAAGCTCTTTCTGTTGTAACGAGGTCTCCTGGGAACATATAAGTAAGATTCCCTGTTCTTGGCGGCATAGGGAACTTAGGATTAGTTATGTAATCATTATTAACTTTAGGCGCGCCAAGAGCGTTATAATTAAATGGCATGAAAAACCTTTATGTATCGCGATAAATATTTTACAATATTTATTAGGAATTGTTGAGATTATGAAAACTTACAAAGGATTTTTTAAACCCAAAAATCCAAACAAATACAAAGGTGATCCCTCGAATATTATTTATCGTTCTGGATGGGAACTTAAATTTATGATGTATTTGGATGAACGAAAAGAAATTGTAAGTTGGGGATCGGAAGAAGTAGTTATACCATATCGTTCCCCGATAGATGGAAAGATACATCGTTATTTTACCGATTTTATTGTTACAAAAATAAATAATGAAGGTATAAAGGAAACTTCTATAATAGAAATCAAACCTTCAAAACAAACTGTTCCTCCTAAAAAACAATCTAAAATAACAAAACAATACATTACAGAAGTTAAAACTTGGGGAGTCAATGAGGCAAAATGGAAAGCAGCGGCTGCATATTGCCTTGATAGAGGTTGGACGTTTCATATATTTACTGAGAAAGAATTAGGGATTAAATTTTAATGGCTGACGAAAATAACATAGTTAAAGCTGATGACGCTGTCAGTTGGTATAAAAGTAAAATAGGCGATTTAGCCAATCAAAAAATTGAGTTTAAAAAAGAGTCATTCCCTCAAATTGGGAAAATGTATCTTTTCGCCTATGATGCTAAACATAAAGATAAATTGCCATTTTTTGATATGTTTCCTTTAATTTTTCCAATTGAATATTATTCTGATGGATTTCTAGGATTAAATTTACATTATCTCCCCGAAGGTTCTCGACAAGAATTATTAAACTCGCTATCATCTCTATCAACAGACAATAAATATACAGATAATACCAAATTAAATATTTCATACAGTGTTTTAAAATCTGCAGCAAGTAAATTTAGTGGTTATGATAATTGTATTAAACGATATCTTCTGGGGCAAGTTCGAAGTTCTTTTAGTTATATAAGTCCCAATGATTGGTCTAAAGCTGCAGCTCTTCCATTACAAAAATGGAGAATTAACCCTGATCTGAGATATAGAACATCATCACCACCGTATTAAGGAAAAATATGCCTTTCAATATAGATTCGTTTAAAGCAAATATTGATGAATATGGTTATTTACAGAATAACAAATACGAAGCCAGAGTATACACTCCTCCATTTTTAGCAGGAGGTATTAATGGCGGTGGCGATCGTATGGCGAGTATAATGAGGTTTCGTATCGATACCGTTAGAGCTCCAGGAATTCAAATTCTTTCCGCAGACAATAATAGATATGGTGTTGGTCCAACACAAAAACAACCTATTAATGCTCAATTTAACGAAATTTCTATTTCATTTATTGTTGACGAAAATGGAGAAATTTGGCAATTTTGGTATGACTGGGTAAGAGGAATATATGAATTTACTTCAGATAATGTTACTAATCGTCAAGGTAGATATTCATCAAGATATAAAAATGAATATGCTTCTTTTATGCAAATATTAGTATTTGATAATTATGGAAATACAGCAAAAACATTTAACATATATGAAGTATTCCCAACTTCTATTAACGAAACATCTTTATCTTGGAACGATACTAATCAAGTATTAAAGCTTGGCGTCACATTGTCATATAAAGAATTTAATATCGAATAAATGATTTAACTATGGAGTTATATTATGTCATTGCCTAAAATTTCACATCCAACATACAACATCAAAGTTCCTTCTTTAAACAAGAACTATAAATTTCGCCCATTCCTTGTTAAAGAAGAAAAAATCCTATTAATGGCTAAAGAATCAGATAAAGAGGCTGATATTTTCTCAGCTATCAAACAAATTGTTAATGTTTGTTCTTTGGACGATTTGAACGTAGATAAACTAGCTATATTTGACCTTGAATATCTGTTCTTGAAAATCAGAGCATTTTCTATAGAAAATATTATCAAAGTTTCTTATAAAGATCTAGAAGATAATAAGAATTATGATTTTACTATAGATTTAAATGAAATTGAAGTCAAATTTCCTGAAAAAATTGTCAATAATATAAAAATAACTGAAAATATGGGTATAATTATGAAATACCCATCTGCATCAATTTATGATGACAAAGAATTTCTTGATTTAGATAAAGATTATCTTTTTGAACTTATAATAAGATGCGTAGATAAAATATACGAAGAAGATACTATTTTCGAAGCTAAGGATTATTCAAGAAAAGAAATAGGCGATTTCTTAGAAAATTTAGATAGTAAAACATTCGCTTCGATACAAGAATTTCTTGTAAATTCTCCAAAATTAGAACATGTAATTAAATACAAAAATTCATTCGACAACGAAAGGGAAATAACGTTAAATTCGTTGAATGATTTTTTTACGTTGCGCTGAGTCACAATACGTTAGAAAATTACTATCATAACGTATTTACTTTAGCTCAGCACCATAAATATTCTATAAGCGATATTGAAAATTTAATGCCTTTTGAACGTGATATATATGTACAAATGTTAATTGCTTACGTCAAAGAAATAGAAAATAAGAGGAATTAATAATGGCAAAATTCGCTTCAAAAGATATAGATGAAGAACCAATACCACCAGTTGAAAGAGAGTTCACACCTAAATCAAAACTTGTTCCTCCTCCGATCACAACTATATCAACGCCTCCACCAGCAGCTCCACAAATTTCAGTAGTAGAAACAGTTATTACTACACCTCCTCCTGCTCCTGTTCAAACTCCTCCGCCTGCTAGCGCTGCGCAAGTTGCACTTGATACTTCTGTATTCGAACAACAAGTTAAAAAGGAAGAAGAACATTGGATGAAGTCATACTGGCGTCCTGCCATGGGATGGCTTTATATGATAATTTGTTTCGTTGATTTCGTAGTGTTTCCAGTCATAGCAATGTTTATGCCAGTTGTCTTAAAAGGTGTTGGTATTCAAATGCAATATGTTGCTTGGCAATCTCTCACACTATCAAACGGCGGATTAATTCACCTTGCTTTCGGCGCTATACTTGGTGTAACATCTTATACTCGCGGTCAAGAAAAGATCGCAGGAAAATAATAAATGGCAGATCAAAATTTAGCAGCATTAGCTCAACAAATTAATAGATTTTCTGATACAGCGTCAGAACATTTGAACACATTTAGGCAATCTGCAGGCGAACAAAATAGATCTATTACCAAAATGATAAAGGACATAGCTGGTCATTTTACCAGACAAAACGGTTCTTTAGAAAATATCTCAGCATCTATGTCTGATAATGCTGACAGTATTAATAATTTATCAAGAAAAATTGACAACAGCACAGGTATAATGAATCAAAGCATAGGCGTACAATCTAGTATGCTTAGTGAGTTACAAAATATTAACAGTTCTATTGGAGCTCTAATAAAGGTTACAAGACAAAATATTAATAATAACAATAATAACACAAACGATCCCAAAGGTGGTGGTTTATTAAAAAATTTAGAACAAACTTTATGGGGTCTTGGTGCAACTAGAACCGCCGCAAGATTAAGAATGGGGCGTAGTTGGTTAGGTGGACCTGCAGGGCAAGCTCTTGGAGCCGCAGGCACTTTAGGTAAATATGGATTTATGGCAGGAGCTGGAATTTATGGTGGAGCTTCTATAGGTCAAGGTTTGATGGGCGACCGTCAAACTCCACTAGTTTCAAATACTACTACTGCAAAGGATTTACCAGAAGGCGCAAGTGCATTACTTGATACCATTGCTGGACGCGAAAGTGGTGGAGATTATAATAAAATAAACCACAAAGCATTTCCTTCTGGACTACAAAAATCAGGCAAAGAAGGAGAACATCCTTTTAAAGGTCAAAAAGGTTATACGGCTGCAGGTAGATATCAATTTTTAAATAATACATGGGAAGAAACAGCGAAAAAAGCTGGATTAGATCCAAACGATTTTTCTCCTGAAAATCAAGATAGAGCTGCTTGGTATCTAGCTAAACAAGATTACAAAAAAGGAACTAAGAGAAATCTTGAAGAAGATATCAAAGATCCTAAAATGGCAGGTACAATATTAAATAATTTAGGTTCTTGGAAAGAAGCTGATAAAGGTGTTGCAGCTCCAGCATTTTCAGAAAAAACTTTCCAGCAAAATATGCAAAAGGAAAAAGCTAGAAGAGAAGAAGCAGCTGTAAAAACCAACGAACAAGCTAAAACAACCCCACAAGCCCAGCAAAATCAGTCAGAAACAACAAAAGCTCCATCAGCGCCTGCTGTTAAACCAGAAGAAGGTGAAGGTCAAGGTCCAGCTGCTAGCGCTACTTCAAAACCACAAACAACAGAACGTCAAGGCGAAGGTAAAGTTGATGAAAAACAAGCGAAGGAATTCCTTTCATCAAGACAAACTGGCGGCGCTGGTTTCGTTGGAGTAAACGCTGATAAACTCAATTCTGATTTTGCTGTTAAACTAACGGAAGCTATTCAATTTGCAGAAAAAGCATCTGGCGAACGAATTGGTATAACTGAAGGTTATAGACCTCCAGAAGTTCAGGCTCAGTATTATGCAAATTATATCGGCAAAGACGTAGAATGGAATGGGCAAAAATATAGCCCACAAAAACAAGGCGGTCTTGCAGCTCCTCCTGGTCAATCGAATCACCAAAAAGGTACAGCTGTTGATATATCTGGCGGAAGAGCTAGAGAAATACTCAGAGCAAATGCTTCCAGATTTGGTTTGAAAGATTTAGGTTCAAAAGATCTTCCACATTTTCAATTGTCTAGCGGCGAAAACGAAGAACAAATTTCTAGAAGAGAAAGACCACAACCACAACAATCTTATGCTTTTGCAGGCGGCGGACCAGGATATCACCCAATGACTCCTTTAATGATGGGAGGAGGAATGAGAGGTATGGGAGGTATGGGCGCATTAGGTATGGGAATGATGAACCCAGCTATGGGTATGATGATGGGCGGAAGAATGGGTAGAACTGGAGGTTTAATAGGTCTTGGAGCAAATATATTAGACAGTATACTTTCTAGACCATCACGTGAGGAAAAACCAACAGCTCCTGCTAGAATGGTTGCTCCATCAGTACCACAGCCATCAAAAGAAATTGAAAGAGCAGCAGTAAACGAAAAAGTTGAAGATAGTTCTAAGAAAAACCAACCTCCTGTCGTTATTCAACAAGGAGGAGCGCAGCAAAAACAACAACCAAACATCAGTGAATCTGCTAGAAGAGATAAAGTTACGTCAGCCGCCAATCCTTGGGCTATGGAACTTAAAGAATACTATAAAACTTCTCTTGCATAAAAAAAAGGGAGCCGAAGCTCCCTTTAATATTAACCAGCCAATTTCTTGAAGAATTCTAACGATTCATCTTCGTCATCGTCTTCCATTTGAGACTGCTTAGGTGTATCAACAGCCTTAAACTTAGGTGCAGGTTCCGTGCGAGTCCAAGGAAGCTCTTCCTCCTCAGCCTTCTTAACGATCTTTGCAGCTGTTTCAGTTGAAAGTACACGAGCGAGACGCTCCTTGAGTTCATCATAAGACTTAAAGTTCTTAGGATCAAGGAATTCCTGAAGAGAATGTTCCTTCTTCCAAGTAGCTTCAAGTTCCTCATCATCGCTCATCAAAGGTCCGACCTTATCAAACTCCGAACGGTCATAATTACGATAACCTTCAACATTACGAATCTTCAACTTGAAATTAGCACCTGCCCAAAGATCAAATGGGTTAACAGGTTCCTCTCCAGGAAACTGAGGATTCATCGCTTCATTCAACTTATCGAAAATCTTCTTGCCATACTTGTACAAGAACACCTTACCTTCATTTTCAGGATTACCTGAATCAGTAACGACATAAATATTGGAAATAAAGTGAAGTCGACGCTTCTGCTTACGAGCAATTTCCTTGTCAGACTCAATGCCAGAGTTCCACAACTGAGAATTATACTCAGAAACAGGATCCTGCTTACCAAGAGTAGTCAAAGAATTTTCAATGTACCAAGAACCAGTTGGACCCTGAAAACCATGGTCAAACATGCGAATGAAAGGTACATCTTCATTTTGAGGAGCGGGTAGGAAACGGATAACAGCATAGCCATTGCCAGCCTTATCTACAGTTGGGTTCCAAAAGCGATCATCGCCCTTCTTTTCCCCCTGATTACCATTTACCTTAGAAAGTTCGCTGGTAAGTTGTTCAAGAGACTTCTTGCCAGACATAGACTTGAGCTTAGAAAAATCCATTTATATTCTCCGTATTGTTTGTATTGATAGTATTGTTAGTATATCGAGCAGTATAACGCTCAACATTATTTAGTATACTTCTATTCATCAAAATAGTCAAGAATAATCTTTCTTATTTTATCCTTATCATACTTGATAAACGGAACGTACTTCTCAACTTTGGTCTTGAGTGTATCCCAAACCAAATCGTACTGCATTTTAGAATCCCAATGTTTTTTAGCACCAGATAATTCTAAAAGCAAACACATTGTTTCTAACGAAATTTCTTTTCCCAAATATTTTTTCAAAAGAAACGGATGTTCATTATTCTTACATACAAAATTTTCATTAAAAACTGGATTAAGATTTGAAAGTTCTGTTTTAAACACATAGCTTAAACTTTGTTGTCTTTTCAACCAATCTTTGTAGATGTTTTCGGCAATTTCGCTATATGCTAATTCGCGTATCCAAGCTTTTTCATTGTTGGAAAGATTAGCTATTAAAAAATTCTCAATATCAGGATGTTTTGCTAACTTTTGAAAAAACAATTTGTCTTTACGTTTTTCAAACGAATTAACGTTCAGTTTAACTTTACCATTGTACTTGAAATAATCATATGATGGTTTTGTAAAATGATTCTTCAACGCAACATAATGTTGATAGCATTCAAAAGCTGACATCATGAACTAACTTTGTTGTAGTAATCTGAGAAGAAAGAATGACACTCATTCCAAAAACTAAGACGATCGTCACCATCAAGCTTCCATGCCTGATACAGTTGCCAAATGCGACTATCGAGATCGTCCATATTCGTTGAAGACTTACCTTCAAGAACTGTGAATCCTTGCTCTTCAACATATTCAATAATGTCGTCGAGATCAAAATCGTCTAGATCAACATCTACTTCTGTTTCGATATATGCTGTTGCTGATTTACTTCTAAAGCCCATCACTTCACCTTTAAAGAATCAATGTATTTTACATACAATCCTTTTTCCATACCATGGGCTTCAATTTCCCATGGATGAAACCAATAGTCTGAATTATTCAAATCGTGAATTTCATTTTTCCATTTGATCTTATCAAGTCTAACATAATCCTTCAATTCGCCTTTAGCATACTGCTTAACATGAACCATTTCATGAGCTAAAGCGAAAAGGATTTGTTTTCTGCTTAAATTTTTGTTTATTGTTAATATGAAATCGCGATTTTTTCGACCATTCTCATCTGTTTCGCAATATGCACATTCGCGAGAAGATAAATTTTCAAAAGAAAGATTTATTGTTATTTTGTGGTAAAGGTTTTCTTTTAGAAGCCATTTTCCATAAAATTTAATAGCTTCTTTGCAATCTTTTACTGGAATTTTTGATGGTTTGCCTGAAGTCGTTATATACATAATAGCCTCCATCTTTTTCCAATATTTATCAGATTGGCAACCTAGCACCCCTCTTAAGTATGTTTAAATTTTCAGCTTCTGCTTGAATTTTTGACTTGAAAACTGGGTCTTTTTTGATCAATCCAGCCATATACTCAACTTCAATTTTATTTTTCTCACACCAATAAACAACAGCGTCAATGTATTCAATGTTTTTAGTTCGGCAAAGTTTTTCTATCTCTTCAATAACGTTATTACTCATCTGGATCATAATTGTAACCTTTTATCAACTTTAAACCGAAATTTACCATGTCACTAGCTACCAGCGTGCAGAATACGATACCAGCTAGTTCCCAAAATGGCGGAAATTTAGCAAGATATATTACACCATAAAATACAAACTGAGAAAGTACAAGTATCAAAACTCCAACAGGAACATCTTTTATAAATTTTGTTTCTTTCATACTATCCTCAAAGATTGGTAGGGGTGCTCGGATTTGAACCAAGTCGAGAACGCTAATCGGGCGCTGAAAGGCTTATAAGACCTCCCTGTGTACCAACACCCACCCCCATAAATGGCGCCCTCTGAGCGATTCGAACGCCCGACCCACGGAGTAGAAATCCGTTGCTCTATCCTGCTGAGCTAAGAAGGCAAAAAGGTGGCGGGATTCTGTTTCCACGTTCCCGCCGAACGCATTCTTATGCAGCTAGGGCATAAGAGAGAGGTGCATTATCGTTTGCATCTAACGTTTACTTAGGTCTCTTCGCAACTTTACTACAACCCGTCGAACCTATTTCGCCCCCCTCAAAAACACACTGTTACACTCACTATATGGAGTAAGAATCGATGCTATAAAAGCAAGGATCCCCAATGTGCTTTTGGTGGAGGCGGGGAGTACTGCCCTCCCGTCCGAATCGTTTATTCCTTACGCCTCAACGACCGAAGCAATATATTTATTCTACTACTAATAGTTTTTAAAGTCAATAACTATTTTTCTTTCTTACACTATGTTCTGCAATAAACTCTTCTGCATCAGGACGATAAATGTAATACTTCAGTATCGTCTCAAGAGCTTCTGAAAGAGCAAAAGCGTTAAACATATCTTCATATTCATACTGCTTAAGAGGGCCAGGACACTGCTTCAGCCTACGGATTTCCTCCTGCTGGGCAATGTAATCCTTCTTAATAGTGTCAACAACGATTCTATCTACAAGAGTGTCATCAATTTCAAATTTCATCACATCACCTTCATTAGTACAGTGTTTTCGTTTATACGGATTTGAAGAGGTTTATCGGTCTTCAACTCATCCATCAGTTTCCTCAGAATGATCTTGCCACCATTTTGAAGCTTGGTTAGAACATCTTCTGGTTTACGCCCGCAACCCTTGCTGAGGGAAGTTTTCTCATCATAACCAATGATAGAGGTTCCCTTGATTTGCAAGCCACCACGATCCAATGCACGGAATACCGTAACAACCTTGTATTTGGTATTGAACGTCCACAGTTCCTGTGCACCAATAATCTTTTCTGGATTAATCGAAGCAATCTTGAAGGTATTATCCTCCTTCTGATACTTGAGGTTCTTGAGCTTCTTCTCAACAGAAACAGCGCGAGGCTTACGTGGTGCGCGAGTTTTCTTAGTTACATTACCATAACGATCTACATCCTCAATCATCTTATTGAGAAATTCGATACGCTTACGCAACTGAGGCTTAGACAAATATCGATACGCTTCCTTGAGTTGCGGATCTCCACCCTCATACGCTTCAATCAACTCAGCAAGCCAAGGAGAATAATGAGCTATGATTGACGTGCAATACGTAGCTGGGATTTCCTTGGCTTTGAGCCAATCGTAGATGGAAAACTCTTCTCCAGAGTCAATCATTTCTTCGATTTCGCCAATGATGTCGTGCTGGCGTTCGCGAATACGTTCCTGAATAGAAATGACAGGAGCTGATTTTGACTCTTTAGGATCATCCTTTGACACACGAGCCAAGGATTCTTTTAGCTTGTTTTCGGCGTAAACTTTCGCGCTCGAAGGTAGCTGATAGCCCTTGCTGAGCATACGGAATACCCAAGCTGCAGTTGAAGGAACCCAAGCATCAGATACACGCTTGATATGCTTAGCTTCTGCCAATCGATTGTTAGCCTTCAGGTACGTATCGATGTATTCACGAGCATCACTCGTATCGCACATGCAATTATACCAATTCAAGGCAAGACCATATTCTCCATCGGTCATAGCACCAAGGAAAACAGGCTCGTCGCCCATATATTTCAAGTTGACCAGGTACGATTCGCTACGTGATACGCGAATTTTCTTAGGGGTCTTTTTGATGATAGATGCACGACGAGCCATGTTTTCAACTCCATTCTAGTAATTATTATACTCTAGAATTTAGGGTTTGTCAAGACCAAAATTTACTCCAAAGCTCCATCACACTATCAATATTCTTGCATGTGACAGCAAGCTTGTAGTCTGTCTTACCAGCAGGCTCGACTTCATAGCCATTTTCGCTATTCAGCCACTTGGTGATCTTGCTCTTAATATCTTCGAGATCGTCGCCCTTGAAGTATGACGCAAACTCGAAGATGATCTTTACGCTTTCCTCGGCAAAGTACCAATAGAAGGTGAAGTAGATACCACGGTTTGCATTACTGACAACGTAGTAACTTGTTTCGTTAATCTGCAGAGTACGAATTTTACCACGAAGATCGTCATAATGATCTGTATACCAAATTGGAAACTCTTCGAAATTATCGACCTTACCAGCCTGGAAGTCGGTAAACATAGACGAGAGAGAAGTCATAACAAAGCATTCCTTATAGTGACCAGCGACAGAATTGTCTTTTGGATTAGCGATATTGATGAGGTATGATTCGAGCAGAAAGCTAGGTTTGTCATTGAACTTTTCCAAATTGCGAGCTATAATTTGGCAGTTCTCGTACTTGTAGCCTTTGTCTTTGAGGTGGGAAAGACAACGATCATCTTTCCCTTTGCCGATGTACATAGTTTGGAATCCATCGTCGAAGTAACGATAGACATACTCACCAAGAGTTCTAAAAAACTCTGCAGTCGGTTTCTCTATCAAGAAGCCTCCGCCATTTCAACTGCAAGCTCGAGAGCACGAGTCTTGACACCCTTGTGATAGCCGTACCAGGCAGAGGTAAGACGAGTATCAGCCGAGCGACCAGCGAGATGGTCAGTCAGATAGGTAACAGCATTGAAGGGCTGCCACCAAGAGCCTTCCGCATAATCAGCACCTGGCTGGGTATACAGAATAGACATAGCGGTTTCAGCGTTCTTAGAGATTTCCTTGACCTTAGCCGCACCAGAAACAGGGAAGATACGAGTGAAGTATTCAACGATATCTTCATCCTTAGCCTTTTTGGAACCAAGGAACTGAGCCATTTCCTTGTACTTAGCAAGCTTATCGGTAGCGATACCGAGCATTTCCTTGACGTTAGAGGGGTCAAAGACCTTACGGTGAGAGATCTTCACCATACGCTCGACCTTGCTATTCAGAGACAGAGTCAACGTGTTATTACAAACGACACGAATAGGCGTAAAGCGAACATCGGTCGAGAAGCCATACTTATGGAAGTTAGAGAACAGAAGGTACGAGTCGATCTGATCTCCCTTAAAGAGTTCGAACGATTCCTTCACCTTAGCAAGACCCCAAACGATCTGCCCACCCTTCAACGAACCAGCGGTATGCATTTCCATATCACCAGCAGCGACAAACTCATTGAAGAATTCAAACGCTTCGGTGTTCTGAACCGGATTCCAGTCATCAGAAACAACATCCAGAATCGCATCATCCATAGAACGAACAAGAGCCGACTGACCAATCGGAACCTGCTTACCACCAACAGTAGCAAACGCCTGAACCTTTTCAACATTCCAATTCAAACCAGCGGCTTCCAACATCTGGTCGGGAGTCAGGTCCGCAGGAACCTTAGTACCCAACCCATGCCAGGGAGTTTCACCAACATAAGCCATCTGAGCCTTACCATTCACATTTTCGATTTCATGAGCCATAACAAAGTTCCTTTCACATTACCAGTCAGTCAAGAACCACTCAACCAACCATAAGATAATTATA